TCGTCTCCAACAAGTCACCAAGCGGTTCAAGCTTTTTAAGCTTGTCATTATCCGATTGGGCCCTGTCGTACATCGACTGGAATTTACGCGCCTCAACTTCCCACTGACCTTCAGGAATTACTTCCTGTTCAGTGACAACTTCAGGTGCTGAAAAATCTACGGCTTCATCAGCCACAGGTTGTTCAAATCCAGACTCTTCCTGTTCTCTTACTTCTTGTACAATATCAGCGCCAGTATCTACCAAACCATCAGCGGTCTTTGTGGCCTCTGTCTGTATAGCGTCCATTATAATTCCTCCTTAGATGTCCCTAAGCCTCGGGAGCAGAACCGGCTTCTTTAACTGTAGATGCCAATTTCTCCGCTTCGAGCTTCACCTTGTTTTGTAGTTTATTTAACTGAACTCTTCTGTCAGCTTTGGCGTCTGATGCAATATCTGCGAGTCGAGATTTAAATTTCTCAACCTCAACCCGTTTTCTGTCATGCACAGACTCCCTTTGGGCAGTCTGGAGGTCTCCCTCCAAATTCTTTATCTGTTCTCCCATCGCCTGAACCTGCTGCATTAGCTGCTGCTTCTCTTCGGTTCGGCGTAGGATTCCTTCTTTATCAAATATTTCTGGATTCTTTTTCAATACTTCCACCTTATCCACAATCCCCATCTGAAATGCTTCCATGTATACACCAAGCTCCGCCCACTTATTCGTCGGCAATGTGGAACCGGGTTCTATCCTCAAATCATGTTGGGCTAAATTGTGCCTTGATTTCTTCATATCCAGTATGGCACCGGTCTTGTCATCATAGTAATTCACCATAACTTCAGTAATATCATTGTTTGCGGTGACCAGTCTAAAAATCTTTTTGTATGTATAATGTCCTTTTGAAAAGTTATATAGAATCTTTCCAAGCCTGTTGATGCTAAATTCAATATCTCTCAGTTTCGATTTAGGTCTTTCAGTACCAAGGGATATCATTCTTTCAGTACCCTTCACTGTCTCAGGCGCCTTTTCTGCAAAACCATGCATCATTTCCGGCAGGCCAAAAGTAAAGTCAATATAAAACTCACACTGCTGTATCAGCTTATAGAACTCTCCAGCTAATGGCTGGGGAGCAGGAAAGTGCGGTTCTCCTTGGGTACTGTCCACTTCAATGACAGCATTAGGATTAGACCAATCCCTTTCCAGCTGTCCAATGTCTTCCACACTTCCAAGGGGAACTAAAAGTTTGAGCCCAGCAGAGGCTTGAGCATGAGATAAGGCTAATGACCACAGTTTGTTAAGGAGCCTCTGCATTGGACGGGCTCTGGAAACGTCAGATTTGGGATAAGGCGTTTCTGTAAAAATGTTTGGCAGCGGTATTACAGGATAATGTTCTGTATTTAAAATGCTTTCATATAAAACAATCTGACCAACAGTGGCACATACCTTGACACGACTTTGCTGGACAGGAATGACCTCATACTGACTGGCTTCAATCTGCTCACGATTGTTCTCTACAAATTCTAAATATTCTTCCTCACCCAGTACAACTTCCTCACCCGTCTGCATATCTATCACTCTATAAAAGTCAACCTTGACTTTATAGAACCGCTCTAAAATCTGATATTTATTATGTTCGTAATAATCCTTATCCTTGACTTCAGAAGGGGTGAATATCTTACGGGTATTCTTGTTCTGCGTATCTGGATAATCTTCCTCTAAATAAGTATCCAGCTCTTTGATAAGACCGTCTTCCATTTCCCCAGTCTCGGGGTTGACCTTATCATCTAATTCTGGGTAGAGGTTGATGACCTGTTCACCTGTGAGGATTGTAGAAAGTATCACGCCTTCTGCGTCATCATACCATCTATTTCTGGTATTCGGAGAGACATATACCCTGAAAGGATTGATGTAGGTAAACTTGACATCACCTCTACCGAAATCTGATTCCGGGTCAATGTAAGCATACAAATAACCCATGCCGGTAGTGGCATAATCGTGGATAGCCTGTTTTAAATGCCAGTCCCCATTGGACATTTCCCAGATATAACTCATTATCTCTCTCCAAACGGAAGCAGACTTAACATCTGACTCTTCTCTGGGTGTAATCGTAAATGCCGGGGGTCTCGAAGTTAAAACGGCTTTAAACTTTTCAATGGCAGGCCCAATCCTGTCCATCGGTACGTCTGCCTGATTGCGGGTTTGAAGCTCACTAACCTCTTCATCGGTAAAGTGATTACCATGATAGAAGTCAATATCATACCTAGCTTCTGTATCCCAATCGGCTCTGGCGTCACGCCAGCGACGATATAAATCTTGATTGTATTGCGCTCTTTTGTCTTTATCTAGCATTATTACTCAGGCTCATTTGTTAATCTTTGTACCAGTATTCTCCCTATCAGGCCTTTAACCTGCGGATTCAATGTCTCAGGGGCGATGGCTCTTCTATTCAACACACTTCTTTGTCTTTTTGAAAGCGGTGTTTCCATTCCAAATGATGCTAGATAGGCTCTGGAAAGCTTGGGTACTTCCATCTCCTGTTTCGTCATTTTACCACCTGTGACAACATACCTATCTGGCTGTAAAGGCTTTACCCTTTTATCTTGACTCATATCCTGCATCAATGGAGTGCCGCCAACCATTCCACCCTGCTGCATCTTCATAGAATCCAATACCGTACTAGCAGTGCTATCACCAGTAGATTGGTTTACACCACGCATCATAAGCTGTTTTAATAAACTATCCATTCCCGTTTGGTCATCCTTCATATAAAACCCCGGGTCTAGATTAACCGACGGAAGTGTTGGCATCTCTACGGGTCTCATTGGCCCCCCAGTAATAGGATTCTGACCATATCGTGGAGAAACAGAAAATCCCGGGTCTATACTGCGCCTTACTTCTTTTTGTGCGCGGGGCAGTGCTTGTCCTCCAGTCTGATAATAGTCAATTGGGCCACCGGCACGCTTATCATCAAAATATTGAGAATAATAAACCTGCTTTCCAGCGGGTGAAAGCGCCTTAACCAAGTCATACTTATCCTTCGCCGATGCTCCCTCCATACCAACGGAGCTTAATAAAGCCTGCGTTAATAATGCATCTTTTCCAAACTGGCGTCCAACCTCACTTTGGGCATCATACATTTCAGGACTACTGGATTCTGCATTCTGTAATGCTCTCCATTTTAGAATATCCTGAGTTCGCATCATGTCTGGAGAATCACCTTGAGCTAAAAATCTATTATATAATCCAGCGGTTCGAGAATAGTCTACCGGCCCACCTTGTTGGTATCCATATATCGGGCCGCCTCCACGCTTCTTATAGCCGCGCAAAGCCTCCATAAAATCTTTTGCCCTTGTTGGTGTATCCTCATACCAATCACTTACCCCTTGAGTGGTATCGGCTGGACTTACCCATTGAACATTTTGAGCAGCAAGTTCATAATCCTTATCTTTCATCGCTTTCCATACACCCGGAAATTTTCCTTTTCCCCTCCATCCAGTGCCTAGTTGAAAGTTAACTGAGCCCAATGCATTTATCATTTTCTGATTGTCAATACCTAGTTCCTCTGCCTGAGAAAGAGCAGCGTTATAAGCTTTTTCAGAATCATTTTTTACCCAGTCTTCTGTCACACCCTCATCTAATTGTATTATATCACCTTTTTTGTCAACAGCAACTTTTCTAGGGCCATATATTGTGTCTTCGTCAATATAACCTGCCACACCGTAACCGGATAACTCACTATCTGTCATTAAATGGCCCATACCACCAGTCGGTTTCCCCAGACTATCTTTATAAATAAGATTTAAACTTCCCTCTTTACCCTTTAAGCTGGCGAGAAAATCTTCAGGTACGCCACCACCTTCTTGATATTTTTGTTTTTCTTTGGGATAATTTCTCCCAGCGCTTTCTATAAGTGTGCGAAACATATCCCTGTACTCTCTATCTTCCCCCTGCTGTTTCATATATTCACTCATATTTTCTAAAGTTACCTTATCCTCCATTTGCGATTTTATTTGTTCAGCTCTAATATCTTGCAACATAGGATAAATGCCAGTTGATTTAGATGTCCCTATAGGTTTATTTTCTGGGTCATAAAACTGTAATGAATAATTTGCGGGGCTTCTATAAGCCAGAGTGTCTATTGAAAAATCTTCTGGTAGACCAAATCTCCTAGCATAACCCTCTTTAGAACGACCACCTTCTGGAGTATAATCTTCAGGATTTAATGTAATTCCCTGCTTCGCTCCATACAATTTTGCCAAATCGGCAATTTCCTCAAAACCTACCTGCCCACCTTCTTGATAATGCGGGGACTTAGGTGATACCACCCCATTCTGCATAACAGAAGAAGCAATAAGAGCGTCTATAGCTGAATTGCCATTGTCCATGCCCTGCATGGCACGGCCTTCATTTGTCATTTGTACTAATTGGGGGAGATAGTCGGGAACGACTTCTTTAGGTATGACCCATTCGCCGCCTTCAAGTTCAACGGGCTGTTTACCAGCAACAACGCCAGCAACACCGCCTTGAGCATGAGATGGGCCGCGAACTAATCCGTAGCTTGGAAATCTGCTTTTTTGTTTAGCCATTTGGTATGTGGATTAATAGCCAATAAATTGTTATTTAATGAGTCAAAAAAGATATTCTTATCATCCTCGTAATATAAGGAGAGAATGTCAAACGATGCAATAGCTAATGTCATGTTCTTGCACCCGTTAACCAATTATATTTCTTGAGCTTGGGAATGAGCCCTGCTTTGTGCTTTTCCGTTTTAAAACTTTCTTTCTTTACCGCATCGGACTTCGGAGCCCGGGCATAGTAATCTGCATAGTAAAGGGCATCCATAATATCATCATTCCGGGGTTTGGGGTGTTCAAAGAACTCATCCACTATTTCTGTCATCTCCCTGCGGATATAGAGTTTCTTTGAATTGACAATGGGCCCGAGTGTTGTTTCCAGCCTATCTGCCTTCTTTATCCTTGCCGGCGGCTTGACACCTTTAAAGATACCCGGCATCAGTCTTTTTTCATTGGCACTCATGCGGGTTACCATATCCCTCACCATTTCCTGAGCTGCCACTGTTTCAATGGTTACTCTCCTCACGGGACTGTATTTCTTGGCAATCTCTATTATCTTAGCCGGAACATCAAAGGTAGGTATCCTTTCCCTGAAGTATTCCAATACATAGCGGTTACTCTGTGAATCAATACCCATAACCAGTATAACCTGA